AGTTCCCGGACGTACTGCAACTGACCCGACTCGTGACCGACTTGCGCCAGGAACGCGGCTTGCCGTTTCGGTGTGTTGATCTGCCGATGGGCCATGGCTGCGTTGAGGGCGGATACAAAAACGCCCGCTTGGCGGCGGGCGTTGGGCATGATGGATTGCAGTTGCTGTTCGGTCAGTGACATCGATGTCTCCTTAAGTTGTGAGAATGGCGCTATTGCTTGAGCTGAACGACCTTCAGATCCTTCGCCGCTTTTTTCGTCTTGCCCCTGGCTTTGGCTTTACCCTTCTTGCCGCCGTTGCACTCGACTGTCGTGCTCCAGCCGGCCTGGGTGAACACTTGCTCCACCGAGTCGACCAAGTACTCACCATCGAGACCGACCTTGAAACCCTGGGCATTGATCGAGCGCTCGGCGAATAGGTCGGTGCGTCCGGCCATTTCCAACCGGACGCCTGCGGTGGACCGATTGAAGGCGGTTAAGCGTGCCTTGGCGGCGGCTTCGGCCGCGGATTTGTTCGGGTAGATATGGCGGTCGCTGTGCACCGGCGGCAACCCGTCCGGCGATTCGTCGTTATCCAAGGTGACCACCGCGAGCTTTCCGGTTTTCTTGTCCTGGTGCTTGGTCGATACCGCCTTGTGCGTGTTGCGATCACCAAGACGAAATTGAAAGCGACTGACGTCGCGCCGTTGAATCAGGACCACACCGAAAGACTTGCCCGAGGCGCTCTGCCCGCCTTGGCGTGACATCACCAGCAGCTTGCCGTCGGCGACTTTGGCGGTGCAGTCGTACTGCTTGGCCAGACGTGTGATGAAATTGAAATCCGATTCATTCAGCTGATCGGCACGCGGCACTTTGGTTTGCACTGAGCACACAGGCTGCCAGCCATTGCGTGCAGCGATATCAGCCACGATCCGCGACAACGGTACGTTCTCCCAACTGCCGCTGCGCACGGTCTTGCCACTGCCGCGCATGTCGCTGGCCTTGCCAGTGATCGCCAGCGTATCCGGCGGGCCGGATAACTCGATCTCATCGACGATGTAACGGCCGATGCGAGTCAATTTGGTTTCTGTATAGCCGAGGAAAATCTCGATGCTGGCCCCGCGTGGAGGCAGCACCACCGCGCCGTCGCGGTCGTCGATGCGCAGTTCGAATTCGTCGGACTCCATACCAGGCTTGTCAGTGGTTTTGAGTTGCAGCAGTCGGTCGTTGATCCGCTGCGTGATGTCGGCGCCGTCGGCGACGATTCGGAAGGCGGGGGTCATTTATTTTTTCCATAAAAAAACCCGCACGAGGCGGGTTCTGAAGGGGTCGTAACTGCAGGAACTTCAAGTCCTACGCGCTGACTATAGTCAATCAATTCCACAGTGCTACGCCTTCTTCAATAGGACCAGGTAGATCCGGCAGCTCAATTACGATGCCGGCGCGGTAAGGTTGCACCTCATCGGCCAAGCCCTGATTGGCATCGAGCACCGCCTCAACCGTGCCCTCAAGATGCCCATAGGCGTGGTAACAAAGGGTGTCCAGCAGATCCCCATCAGACGTTCTGCAGGTCGTCGCCATAACGCACAAACTCCAAAGTAAACGCCTGCTTGCGCGGGATCCCGCCCTGCAGCAGCGTGCTCTGTTCTTCTTCAACGTTTTTCAGGCACCAGGTGCCGAGCACGTCGCCATAGCCGGTAGTCAAGGTTAGCGGCTTGAGTTGGGCACCGAGGCTGCGCAGAGTGTCCAGTTGTTTGATCCCGCCTTTGAAGCCGGGAAAGATCGCGCCCTTGAGCGTGATCTTTTCCTCACCGATGCCCACCGCTTGCTGCGCCGGCCGACGGGTGAGTCGCTCCTGCGAAGCCCATCTAAACTCAGTCGAGCGCCGCAGTTCATCAAAGGCTGCGGTGTCCAAGTTGAAGTAGTAAGGCTGCGCCTGCGGATCCTGCGGTTGCACGATCAGCAGATGCGGGAACGGCTTCACCGCATCCGGCAATGGCGTGGCATCACCACCCAACGAACCGGTCGGCACGATGTTGGTCAGCGACGGGTTGACCTTGCCGGCGACTTTGTTGATTGCGGTGGACGCCCGGGCGGCCTGTTCTTTTAGTTCGCCCATGCGCTCATCAATCTGCGATACGGCACGCGTGGCTTTGTTGTACGTGGCCACCACCTGGCCGACCTTGGCCTGGGCCGCGTTGACGCCGCGCATGACACGCTGCAGCTTTGCTCCAATCGCCGGACCGACAAAGGGAATCCCTTCAAGCTCCGAGGCCGCGCCGCTGATCTCGCTGATGGCACCGTTGACTGGCCCCATCATACCGTCGAGGCTACGCCGCCCACTCTCTCCCGCTGCTGCCAGATTCTTCAGTCCCGACTGCAGTTGCTCCATGTAGGCCATGATTCCTCCTTAAACATGTGGCTCATCATATAAAGATCGGTTCTGCAGTTGTTGCGTGGACTGACGCCACTGCTGGTCGATGTAGGGTTGAAGCTCTCGCGCCAGTTGCGCCGGATCCTTTACGTCGCCCTGTACGTTGACATGCAGAGGCGCCTGAATATCGAACCGCTGCTCAACCTTGGTCGACTGGGGTTTCGCAGCAACAGGCGGTGCGAGCATCGCCGGTACCGCCGGGGATGCCGGCTGATTCAATGCACGCGTGACATCCCCCAATGCTGTTGCAGTCGGCTCCCGTTCAGGCAACAGAGGCTTGGAAACAGATGGTGTTGGAACCTGTGCCGGCAGCGCTTGCATCGGAGCCGGTGGTGGCTTGGGACTGTCGAGAGTCGCTTGAGTAACGGGCGCAGCGCCGGTCAGAAGCGGCAACATTTTTGGCTGCGGCTGGACCATGTCTTTGACGACCGGTACCGGCGCGAATGAACGGGCGATATCGCCCATCACTGGCGGGATGTTTTGCCCAGCATTGACCATCATCAGTGGGCCGGCGTCCGGCACTTTCTTGAGTAAGTCTGGGGTTCCGAACATCTCTTTGCCCGCAAAGCCGCCGAGTGCGTCGCCGCCCATGTACCCGAGATAACCACCGATCAAACCGCCGACGATGTTGCCAATGATCGGCACCGCCGTACCGATGGCCGCACCAGCAGCGGCGCCGGCCAACGTGCCGGCCAAACCACCTGCAGCCTTTCCATAGCCTTCGGCTTTTTCGTCCTGCGTCTCGGCGTTCTCATAGGTGTCATAAGCCTGATAACCCGCCTGTGCGACTGCAAGGATTGCTGGGCCTTTCATGCCGCCCACGATCTTGGCACCCCGCCCACCACCTCCTCCTCTCCCGCCGCCTTTACCCCCTTTGCTTTTCTTACCTTCTCCACCGACATCAAGATCACCGCCATTGAGCCCACCACCAGCACCGGGCAGGTTGGTAACAATGACTTTTTGCGGAATGTTCGGGTTGCCCATCAACGTGCCGCGCCCGATATTCATCAGGCCTTTGCCCATCTTGAATGCACTGACAGCACCTTTGAGCGCGACAAGGCCCGCCACAGCGGTGCCGATGGCCGTCACCAAACGCGGCGACTCGTCGGACAGACTCGCGAGTTGGCGGCTGACGTTGGTGATGCCCTCCGCCACCGCATCAGTGACCGGTCGAATCGCATCACCGATGCTGCGCATGGCATCGTCCATGCTCTGGGCCATCTCGGACCATTTTTGCGCGGACGTTTGCCGGCGCTCAGCCAGGTTCTTGTCGAGGATACCGGTGGCATTGGCCGAGTCTTTCTTCAACTGCTCATACAGATCCTTGTTCTGCATGTACGCGGTCAAAGCAGCCTTGACCTGCATGTCGGCAAACAGGTCGCCGGTACGCAAGGCCTCTTCCAGGGACTTCATCATGCCCTTGGCCTTTTCCGGATCACTTTCCTTGCTGATGCCGGCCACAGCTTTGGCCATCTCGGCGGCGCGCTTCGGGTCCGTTGCCTCGATATACTTCTGGGCCAGCGCGAAACTGGACTCCAGCGTGGATTTGCCGTTCTGAAGACCGGTCTGCATCGACCCCTTATAGTCGATGCCCGCCTTTTCATAGGCCTTGACCGTTTCGCCGGAACCGATTTTCTCCATCCAGTTTTTGAGATTATTGGCCGCTTCGTCCGAGCCACCGGCAGTCTTCATCTGCACTTGCAACATCGCGCCCAGCTGCGACACCGAGTCCATACCGGTGATGCCCAGCTTGCCCATACCGGCCAACAGCTCAGGAAACCACTTGGCCATGTCGACCGCTTCGAAACTGCCTGCCTGTCCCTGATAGGCGATGGCCTCCAAGGCCTTTTGCATCACAGCCGGATCGGTGATCTTGGCGTTCTGCCCCAGGGCGTTGATCATTTTGGCGGTTTCAGTGCCATCCGATCCCTGCCCCACAGCGAATTTGGCCGCCGTCGGCGCGTAGGCCAGTGCCTTGTCCAGTTCCATGCCGGCGCCGACCAAGGCATTGACCAACTCGGCCACTTGGTTGCGTGCCATGCCTGTATTGCGTGACGTGTCGATGACGGTTTTGGACAACTGCGTTTCTTCTGGCGTGTTGGCAATGTTGGCCTTGATCGCGATGTCACGAATGATCGCACCGTAGTCCGCGCTGACCTTGGTAGGAATCGCTACGGCAGCAGTCAGTGCACCGGCCTGGCCGAGGGTGCTTTTCATCCCCTGCCGACCTTCGTCCAATTGCCGGTGGCCGAGCGCCTTGAGTTCAGCACCGGCGGCGACACGGCCAATAGTGGCGTAGGCCTTACTCAGCCGCCCGACCTCGACGCCCTGTTTCTTGAGAAGGTCGAGGTTCTTTTCGTATTTGGACAACAGCTTGTCGGCACCGGCAGCGCCGGTAGCGTGAGCCTTGCGCCACTCCTCGCGCAGACGCATGGTGTCGCCGATGGTGTTCTGAAGCACCCGGGCTTTGCTGCCGACAGTGTCCAGATGCTTGATCTTACTTTCGACATCCTTGAACGCTTTGCCCACCGTCGGATCGACGGCGCCGCCGATGACAAAGCCGAGTGCGAGGTTCTTCGCCATGTGCTTGTCCTTGGGTCGAGGATGATTGGAAATGGCTCAGTCCGTGAGCCACCACACGATGTCGTTGAAGGGCATGGCCATGATCTCGGCTGCCGAGAAACCCGTCTCCTTGGCCAGTCGCTTGGCCAGTCCCTTCAACGTCGGCCCGTCAAATCTCGTCGTCTTGGACCAGACGAAAATAGCCTTTCTGCAGGCGCATGTAGTCGACCAGCTTGAGGGCCATCAGATCCTGTTCCGGAGTCTGAGTCAGCGAGGAAAACAGCGACATTTCGCGCTTTTCTTCATCGCCGTTGCAGGTCGCTTGCGCGGCCCGAATGTCTCGCACGCACGGCGCACGAATGGTCAGCGTGTCGACCAGCACACCCGACAGTTCGGTGGGGTGTCGCAGTGAGATGCGAAAGCCTTCCTCGGTCAGTTG